AGGGAAGTTTTTATATAGTCCGGTCTGTTTCAAAACATCTCTTATTTTTTGTCCAACTGGTCCTTGCATGGATTCTTTAGGGATAACAAAACTTCCTTGCTTGACAACAGCAGGATTGGTATCAATCCCTGGCTTGCCGGTTACAATTCCACCTTTTGATTTCATTTTTATATTATATTTTTTAGGAATATCATCTTCATGAATTGGATTACCGTTTTTGTCCATTTCATTCATCACTCCAGGAGCAGTTTTATAACCATTGTTAGCATACCAACTTCCTTGTTCTGGTGGTAATTGAATTCCAATATTATATTTCTTAGCGAATGCAATACGTTCATCTTCATTTTTAAGTTTATATTCTGTTGGAAAATGGATAAGTTTTCCATTTTTATCTTTTATAACTTCAGGATAAACATATCCATTACCATCATCACTCATTAAATGGGTTGATCTTCTTGTTGGATCATTAGGATCAGGAATATTTGGAGCATGTTTATCATACATTCGTTGAATCCATTCTTTTTCTTTACGATATTTTTGATTAACTGAATCAGCCCATAAAGCACGATCAGTATGCCAATAATCAGAAACTTTGCCTCCTGTCTGCATTTTCCTAACTTTGCCACCCTTGCTCATCATAGCAGTTTTGATTCCCATCTTGGTGTCATTCATTAAAGCATTCCGTTGATTGGCAACTCCGGCTTTCTGTGCAACATCATTGGCATGCCATCTGGCCGCATTTGCCTTTCCCCTTTTCTCAGCATCAATCCAGCTATTTCCATTCAGATAATCAGTAAGAGCCCCAAGAGGATCAAGAACGGTTCCGATAACACCGCCAACAATATTTTTGGTTGGATTTTTCAATGACTGATCTTCATTCAATTCGCCATAGTCTTTCTTACCAGCAGCGCCGATCTCATCAAGATATTTGGTAAACATGCTGACAAGACCCATAGCCCCACCACTGTCCACACTTTGTCCGGTTCCACCACCACTTCCGCCAGTTTTTTTAATTCCACCGGATTCAATTCCTGAATTGATAGTATTTCCGAGTCCAATAGCAACACCTCCCATATCAAGTTTTTGTCCGATCCCAGGATATTTTTTATGGACTGCAGCACGAACTCTTGCTTTTTCTGCTGAAGTTCCATGTTTGGAAACCATGGCCAGGGCGAACCGGGCATGAGAAGCGTTCGGGATAGGATATGATCCAGGTTCTTTTTTCCCTTTTTCACTTTTTGCTTTAGGCTTATTTGCAAATTGCGACGTCTTTAAATGAGCTCTTGCAGCTCTGCTAAGTCTTGCCATATTATAAAGTGTTGGTATAATGTGTAATCAGTTCATGAAAACTATTGTCAATCTCCTGGGCTGAATCATCCTTGAAAATCAAAGATAAGAACAATCCGATTAACCGGCCATTATCTGCCGGGAAATTAAATACCCATTTTTGTCCTAACCGAGATTCATAATATTGAGGATAAGAAGCTGGCCGTTCAGAAATACTTACAACGGTATTGACCTTTCCCTGGCCCATGATACAACGATAGGTTACTTCATCAAAAAAATTATCTGATTGAACCATCTCTCCATTAAGGAATGACTTATGCAGTTCCGGGTGGGGATTGATCACCAAATGAATATAACTGTCATGATAAGTGCCATAAAAATTTCTTGATGGGCCCCGGTTATGCAACCAAATCTTTGCATCACCAGCGGTAGAATAGAATTTATTCTCTACTATTACGGTCATTGTGGGGAAGAAATCCATATTCCCTACAAATGCCTTTTTAATAATGTTGTATCCGATCATAAAGGAATTGGAAGTATCTACCGGATCTTGAAAAGTTCCATAGACAACTTTCTCTTCCGGGGCGAAAAACAAAGCGATTCCTTCCCCTTTAGCGAGGTTATCATATAAAGTGAGGTAATCCTTTACCTTATTGTTGAAATCGTTACTGAGGCCTTTGATGATAGATTCTTCGGTCAATCCCATATCGTATCCCATGTGCAGCCAGGTCTTACGAATAGCATCAAACCAGACGAATCCTTCCGGGGTGATGATAACCGAATATTTTCCTTGAGCTCCATAAAACTTGGTAATGTCATCAATCCTTTCATACTGTCCTCCGATACCTAACTGGACCGGCTGACCAACTTCATTGATCGTCATCGTCCTTTCCCCTACCGGGATAAAACCACAGACAAGCTGTTGCCAGTAAAAAAGCCGGTCTTTATATCCAATGATATTACTGATCGGGCCTCCTTCCTTGAAAAGATCAATTTTATTTTCCGATTTAAATACCCGATAGGTGTCAATGGTTTCTCCTTCGATTTTTTTAAGGGAATACCGGACTCGTTCAGGAAAGATATTATTCAAGTCCAGATTCTCAGGAGTTCCCGGGAGCATTACCTGGCAATGTTCAGATGAATAGGAATCGTCATAAAGAAATTCTTCATAGAGGTTGGGAGTCTGGTCATGACTGATCTGATCAGCGTATTTCAATCCAGAATCAAATTGAATACCGGTACCATTAGAGTACATCCCAAAGGAACGATGTTTGGCAAAATGCCGGCCGGTTCGTAAAGCCAGGTTCATTTCACTTTGGATCGGGATGATAAAACTTTCTCCTACTGAAGCATAATTGGTTGGCCCTACTCCCTGGGTTACATACCATTGATGAACGTAATATGGGTCGGAATACACCCTTTTATAATCAAAGGCATTGATAAAACAATCTCCACCGAAAAGTTGAATCCCTGAAACAATATACCGGGTTTGCAGAATTCCATTAATTACCTTGCTGGTTTCAATGGAATTTTTGAAATTGGCATCAATGATCTGAAAGTGATTGGTAAAAATAAATTGAGAACTTCCAATGGAGAAACTAGAATTCCCGCCATAATCGGTGTTAGCTGTCCGGATATGTTGAACAATAGGAATATAGATCTTTCCCAAAGGTTCTGATATCCAATATCCGAATCCATTTCCATTCCCATCAGAGTCAAGAGTAATCGGGCTGCAGGCACCGCCTACACAGGGAACATTATAATCTTCGGTGATCGCCCATTGAGGATTAGGAACAAGGCCTCCAATGTTTCTAAAGAAACTGGAAGGATCATCTTCATAAATATAACTTCTGGGATTAGGATCTAATTTCGATTTTGCCGCGGATAAGATCATCGCCGTGGTATCAATCGGGGTGAACCCATCCCCGGTAACTGGATGAATCAGGCATTCTTTATAGGTCTTGGCATACATATTCCCATGGGATTCTTCGACCAGGGTTTGATTATCCATGTACCGTTTAAGGATAATGTGATCATCCATATCGATCTGGACTTCACTTCCGGTATTGAAAATCTGTTCAGGAGTGACCAGGACATAAGCATAAGGAACCCGTTTCTCTTTTGGATACCAATGATGTGCTTCATCCTCAAATGGCATTCTTTCAGCCAGGGATGAATACCTTCTACGCGTGATATAGAAATCTGAACCTACGGTATAAGCACTATCAATACTTGAATTATTCACTCGGGTCCGAACAGGTTCCAGGAATCCTTCGGAGATGATCGTCTTTTCCCGGACGCACCGGACAATAGCAAAGGCATGGATCTGATCAATGATATCGGTTAAGTCGAGGTCGTCAATGACCGTAGAAAGGATATTTCCGGCATAGACTTTCTTTCCCGAACTGGTATATTCTGTAAACAGTTCTCCATTGACAGAATCCCCATCGGTTAATCCGGTGGGAAGCATGGAAGCGATCTTAGGATATCCCCCGACAGTGGTCACATCACTCTTTATGGAAGTGGCGTTTCTTCGTGCTGGCATCATATAGTCCCCAATGAACCGGGCAAACAAGGGATTCATGTGTGTGTCAAAAGCAATAATGGCATAACGATATCGCTGTTCTCCCCAGTATCCTTTGGCATACAATCCCATATTGGGATCCTTGTAGTCATAGAAATATTGCAAGTCATGATATTCCATGATCGGTGTTCCGGCCGGAATACTACCTACTGCTTTTTGTGTAAAATATTTCCGGACTTCAATAACCGGTTTAGGATAACAGTCCTGATGAGTAATGTCATAATAACTGATTGCAGTACCGATCAGAATATCTCCAATGTTATAACTGTTCCCGGCATAGATGAATGGTCCTGTTGCCAAAGCATTTTTTGCCGTGACAAGATAATGCTGGCCAGGCATGATCGTCAAAGGATATCCATTACCATCCCGTTCAATGACCGAATTGACTACCGGGGCATTGCTATCGGTGGAATCGACAATCCCGCGGTTATCCGCACAATAACTGTGAAGCTCCGGTCGGATCGTAACCCCATCAATTTTCTGACCAATGGAAAGTTCCAACCCTTCTGTGACATTGCCGATGTTCATCCGGTATTTTAAAATACTCAGATCGGTAAAATCATTGATCACTACATTCTTTGTAATCAAATCGGTAATGGTTACAATCCCCAGGTTGAGGTTATACTTGAAATCCATAGTAAGGGCCGTGTTGTTCCCGATCTCCTGTTTAATGGACAGATAGGCCCCTTCTGAGGTATCTTTATCCTTTGCGTGGATATAAGCTAACTGGATATAGTCATAACTGGTATCGACATTTTCGAAGTTCAATCGGATTCCGCTTTGACTTACGACCTGGTGAGATTTCCCTTCAGAACCTTGATAGGTTCCCGGGGGATCGGTCAAAGGATATTGAGCAAGACTTAATGCTGAGGGAATGGAAAGGATATTGATTGGACCGACCATTTTCATCCAGGGAGTGACAAATCCGCTATTCAGTCCAAGGCGCCAGGTAATGAAATAACTTCCATAGAGAAGTCCTCCGTCAATCAGGCTATCATAGAACATACTGCCGGCTTCTGCATCCGGGGTCCAGTCCAGCATCTTTACCGGGATATACTTAACAAACTTATCCTGAGTATTATCTACAGAGAAATTGATCGGGGCAGTATATACGTCGCCAGGAGATAAAGTAAAATGTGCTGGATTTACACTGATCGTTAAATATTCCTGTCCTTGAACAAGATCTGAAATATAAGGATCGGTAAAACTTTTGATGATATCCAATAGGTTCATGACTTTGGGATGAGAATTACCATCCCTCCAGTAGATCCTTTCAATGGTTGGACTTTCCCGGTTGCCTTTTCCTTTGATTGGGTAATCAATAGAAAAAGCAAGATCAACATGATTGTAAATAGTATAGTAAATATTCGGGCCCAGGTCATTGATTACAACCAAACCTATCTCGGAATAGCCGAATGCCGATGCGCTGAGAATAATTAGTTTGTCAATGATTGGAATGCCATATAAAGGAATCATCCCGGATGTAATTGAAAAGGAATATTCATTTCCTTTCTTTGTTCTCCATCCGTATTTTCCAGTACCGGTCTGAAAGATCTCTCCGTTCAAAGATTCCCGGTAAGTTCCTTCCGGCTGGTGTATTTCATCAAAGTCGCGGTGTAGTCCGTTCTTTACCTCATTGATGTATTTTGGCATATCATATCACGCTGGATCCGGTCCATGGGAAGTTGAGCATTAACGCAACCTGGTAATGTTCAGATGGTGTCGTTATCGCCCTGGATTTCGAAACCAAAATATGATATTCTTTCTTCAGGTTTTTAGCATAGATAAGGTCATTCTGACGTAAAGCCCCTTTGCGGAATTGCAACGAGTTTTGCTTCTCGGCCAGACGCCATTCAATGAATTTTGCGATTGCTTCAACCTGTTCTTCATCGACCAGGGGGATTCCCTGTGGATCGGATTGAATTTTTAAATAAATGAGAGTAATATCCTTTTGATCAAGATAAGCCTGAAAGACAATATAATTATCCTGTATCTGCCAGGCCACTCGGGTACTGTTTACTAAAAAGTCCTTGGTAAAAACAAAGTTTTCCGTCACGCCTCCGCGATTGATACTGCCCCGGTCGATCATCACATCTTCATTCATCCATTGACCGGGTTTAAGATCAAGATTTCCCATAAAGACCGCTTCGACGTAAATAGCGTCCATGGGAAGCCGGACTTTGTTATCGGTAATAGTAAGATGAGCTATCTCTTCAGGAAAAGATGAATTTCCATTGATACGGGCATAAGATTGTTTCCCCCATTTCATCAACAAGGGAAGATGTTTGATATAGATCTCATCCGTTTCTTCAACCACCTGCAGGATGACCTGCTTCATCGATACTTTCTTTCTTACACTCATGATTTGGCAGTTTTCACTTCGTCAGTTGCATCATTAAGGTCATCCGGAGCAATACTACGTTCAATCTGATAATCTTTGTTCAGGATCGTCCAGATGATTTCCTGGGCCATGGCTTCATCGATCGGATAGAGGTCGGTATATCCTACATGCCATTTCTGTGGATACTTGTATAACTTTCCCTGTCCGGTATAAGATGGGTGCAATGCGACCCCGACCAAAGTATCATCCGGGTCATAGAAAATCCCGCTATAGTTTACAATCCCTCCTTTGACAACATAGGTCACATCAGGAAGAACATCACCTGACATTACTTTGGTCGTATTGTAAACATATCCTTCCCGGGGATCGGCAAGAATCAACCTGGCAGAGATGGAACCAAAATAATTATAGAAATACAAGGCATTGCCAATTTCCATGTAGTAGAGGTAAGTATCCAGTCTCCAATCTCCGATCTCGATCATCAGCTGCAATATTGGCTGATCAACTAAATGAATGGAATTCCAACCGCTGGGAGCATTGATTCGCATGATCCCGAACCGGCCCCGTTCATTGAAAAGGACCGAAGGAATGACCAGTTTCCCAAATTTCAGATCAGACCGGCCGACAAATCCCGGGATATCTCCACTATTAACCTGGGTGATGGGTTCATCAATCAAAGACTGAATCCATTCCGGGTTATACATCATGGTAAGATTGTATTGCTTCTCGATGAGCTGAGCCCGGTAATGATTGATCTTCTCGATGAGATGTAAATCCTTAATGGTACTGTCATCGCTGATAGACCTGAGGACTCTTCGGATATCCCAGACTATTTTTTGGAGAGTGATCATTACTTGCCTTTTTTAACTTTTCCACCTTTGCAGCACTTCTGACCACCTTTTTTCATCGGTTTTTGTTTTGACTTTGCCATTTTATTTGTTGTTTATATTGAACAATAAAATTCCTTCAACAATGGGTGAGTTGATATTCCAGTCATATCCTGCCCCAGCACCAACTCCCCATTTCCTTTTGAATTCCCATTGCAGTCCGGCAGTGACATTTGCAATTTTGAATGGACTTACAATCATCAAAGGCTTTGCATAGATCCATAAAGAGCTTTTTACTTTACATCCGGCCCCAAGAATAGCAGTCGTATCAACCGGGTCACATGGTACATAAATCGTTTTAGTCGTCGTTTGAGACGGGTATGATACTTTATTAATGTTAAATTCACGGATATAACCCTTCGTTTTGGCAGTCCACCAGATATGGATGGAGTCTCCAATATGATACGTTTCGTTGTACCGGTTGGACTTACATGAGTCACTTTGATCAACAGGGGGCTTCTGGCCCGGTGGCGGCGGTGGAGTGGGGTTTGCATCAGGGATAGGAGTCGGAATTATAGGATGATTATTTACTACCTCAGCAGGTGTACTAACCGTTATAATCCTTGGCGGCTGGGTAATAAGTTTCCACCATTTGTCATTAAGAATAGAATATTGAAGTTGTGATTTCGTCAACTGTTTTTTTGTGGACTGATTCGTGCAGAATTGCAATCCATTCAATGCAAGCAATCCCCCGATGATCGCAACGAATATGTAGTTTAAGATTTTCATAAGTCCTTTTTAACAAAACGAGGGAAGGGATTTTTGCCCCTCCCCTCGGTTTTGATCAGTAACAAAAATCAGATTATGCAGGTGTCTTGCCAGTAGTAGCGGCAAGGGCAGCAAGGAAGGCAGCATTGTTGGTCAGACCTCCATCTTCTTCAATCCAGATCGTGTAAACGAATTGGCTGATGACCTGGTTCCCTTCGAGAACCTGTTCAACCTGGCCGGGAGCAAGATGGATATCCACGCGGGTATAAGTCTTGGTCACATCCGGATTTGCATTCAGGATGAACCCAGGATCGCCCTGTGAATAATCGGTTTTGTCGGCATTGAAATAAGGAAGATCCTGGAACAACCGGCTTCCAATTCCAACCGATATCACTCCGGCACGACCATACATGGTAGCGGCAGTTGTATCGATCTGTTCCACGTGAGCCGAATTCCAGCCATCCTGACCAACCCATGACGGGCCTCTGCGGACCGAAGGATTGTAAGGATAATAACCAGCATCGTCAAGGATCACAAGGCCCTGGCAGGTCAAAGCCGCATTGGTTGTAACAACCAGTGTCGATGTTCCGCCAGTTAATGTTTTTGAAGCTGTTGACCAGGATCCAATGGCAGAAAAATCATAAAGATAAATTGTTCCGGCAGCATTATCTCCTACAAATGTTCCTGAAGAGATAGTATGACCAGCAACCTTCATGGTGATTCCAGAAGTTTCCTGTGTCAAGGTTTCACCAGGCGTCATTTTGGTCGTGGTTGAACCTGAATCGGTACCACCGGTAAAGGCTACCTTATACATCAGATAAGCAGTTACCGTGTTGGTTGTGCTGGCATTTATTTTTGCAGCCAGGACGGTATACACATTAGTAAGATCCGTTGCGGCAACGCCTGAAAGAACTGCCGGAGCGGTATAAGAATAGTTCACGGGAACTTTCTTGGTTTCACCTTCATACCTTTCAAACATATTCCCGATCTTGATCGTGTACCTCTGGGAAGCAATGATCGTCTCGGTATCCAATCCGAAAAGAAGAAGTTGACGAACTTCTGCAGCAGAGTACTGTTTGGTAATGAACTGTACTTTATCTGCCGGGAACGGGGGTAATATTTCACTGACCGTTGCGTCAATGGTATAAGATGCGGTGCCGGTTGAAACATCATTGGAACAGATGTAAACCATGGCAGGCAGTCCACCGGTTGCGGTAGAGAGACCAACATTTGAACCGGTAGCGGCCAGCGTGTTGATAATCGCTTTTTTCCATACTTGTGTTTTCATGTGATTAAGTTTAAATTTTGTTATACAAAAGGTTTATAACCAAAAGCTTTTCAAAAATACAATATTGGAACAGGACAAATCAAATTTTTAAGAATCTTCACCCCCCTGACGTTTCAGATTTTGAACTTGTGACTTTAAAATCTGCCCGGCAATCTGACAGATTTCCTCATGCAGATTGATTGGCAAATCACAGTTTATCCCTCCGGTCAAGGAAACGACAATCGGATTTCTTAAATAACTGATCATTCCCCATTGTAAAATACCAACCGATCCCCATTTCACCCTTAAACCGGTAGCTTCTTCCAGATGATATACATTGTAAGGCTCTTCGATTCGAGGTGCAGCATAAGGATCTTTCGATAATGCAAAGGTCCATTCATTGTAATCCGATGGAATAGATGAATAAGTTTTTCCATCAATGATCACATTCAGGCTTAACAGAAATCGGTAATTGGTCAAAGTACTGATTGAAATAAAATCCGTATTTGCCGAAATGGCCGGGGCGTTTACAATCAAAGGATAAAGTTCATCCCGGATTCGCTGATTCGATTCAAATGCATTTTCCCTGTCCTTGGGATTCAAAGGATAGTATCGATCATTGACGACCTGGCTTATTGCAGTATTCAAAGCGCGGTCTTTCTGATCTACAGGAAACCTGGCGGTATGGACCGTATCCAACCACTGATCTACCCGATCATGCATTTGCTGAATGGTCATTCTTCTTCTATTTTGGGAGCTGCTTGCATATCAAGTTTTGCAACAGCATCTTTGATACTGGTTACTACATTGTTTTCTCTGGACAGGAATTCAATGGCTTCATAATCGGTAAGGCCTAACCAGATATCTTTGTATTGATATCCTTTTTCCATATCGTGTTTTACCAGACCGATCATTTTTGCACTCTTGAAGATCTCTCCAACCGGACGATCCTTGTCATTGAGTTTCTCCTGGAAGAACTCGGGCCGTTCAATCGCCACTTCGGTTAACTTGGCACGAATGACACCCGGACTTTCAGAACCATTGAGAGGGATATCACACCACCTGGCGAAGTAACGGATATCGTCTTTGTTCATCGTCCTTGCTTTTGCCAGGACATTGCTGATCAGGGTAGCTTTAGAAAGTTGCTTTGCAGCTTCCACTTCAGGATCATGAACCAGGAATTTAGGTTCTGAAACAGCAAGAGGACTGATATCCACTTCCGGGTGCATGCGTAAGACTGCCCACATCTGGCAGTCATGATCCCGGGAAAGGTCCAGCTCGAGAAATTCCTTCATCGGAATCTTCAGCCATTTGGGGTTTCCATCGGGATGCCATCCTACAATGATTCCATAGAATACCGAGTTGATCGGATCCCGGACATAGGTAGGAAGGTAATTGGGTTCTGAAAATTTGTTGATTTTTGAGGGGAGCAAGGTGATGATATTTCCAAGTCCATCCTGTTTTCGCTGGTCCCGGATCGTTTCACAAAGCGATGGCAGATTTGCCATTTTGATTTTGAACTTTTCACCGACCAGATCAAAAGGAACATTCTGTCGTTCCTCGAGAGTCATTGATAATGTTTTTTTCATAGAGAGAGAGTTTTAAGTTTCGACAAAATTACATTGATATAAATACGGAATCAAATATTTAAAAAAAAGAAGCCCCCATTACTGAGGGCTTCGAGAGAACAAGGAAAATACAACTTATGCAGTTGCAGGGGGTTTGATGATACCGCAGGACTTGGTGTTATAGATGACAAGCATATTCTGCTTGAGCATCTGGAACTCCTTGCCGTCTTTGGCATTTTCCGGCTTTCCTTCTC